TGCTGAACTTCGCAGCAATAGCATCGCTCAAAAAGTCATGCTCACCGTCTGCACGGTAGGTCTTCTCTTCTGAAACAACACGGATGTTCATGGGTAGTACTTCTTTTCTGACCTCAGCGGCCTTGTCGGAACGGGTAGCAAGATCCACGAGGTCAGACTCACGAGCCTGCAATGCGGTGATCTTGTCATCAATCTCACGAAGCTCAGCACGAGCAACATCAAACTTTTCTGTTTCTTCAGCCGTCATATCTGAACGGCCTTCGGTTTCAGCCAAAGCAAGTATCGCTTCAACTGCTTCTTGCGACGCATCACGCTCATCAAGCGCTGCGCTAATCAAACTACGGATCTGCTCCAACATCTGTGGAACCTTTCTGTTTAGGAATGGGATCAGCTTGTGGCTTCAAGTGGACTGCATGTGCCAGGAGGCGGCATGCGTTCCGGCTTGTTACCGGCGTGCTGGTATTGCTGCGAGCTGGCGTTTCGCCATCTCAACCGAACGACCTGAAGCCTGCTCGGAAACTTGCGCATCGTTACGAACCTTCGCCACCGTGGCAGGGTTCGCCGGGTACGTCACCATTGAAACATCAAACAGTTTCAACTCATAGATTTTGCGCATCGAGTAATCATCGTTCCACTCGTCACGCAGAACACGAAACGCAAAGCTCATTTGGTCCATGTCGCCACGTTCCATCGCAGAACGCAACGAAGCGCTCACAGGGTTGGACGGGTCGAGCTCGGCCATAACCCTCAAACCAATATCATCAGATGTCAGCGTCATCGTCCCAGACTTGGTGCGTGCCAACGGGATACCCTCATGGTTGATCAGCAAACGCACATCAGCTTCTGCAGCCGATTTCGTTGCGGCACCAGCGGCAATGACCTCAGTGAACCCGCCACGCTCAACATCACCAATGTTGTAAGCGTAATCGTAAACAGTTGCGTAACCCTCAAGGATCGCACCACCATCAGGTGTTGCACGAACCTCAAGCTTTTCAAGCTTACGCACCTCACGCTCAGGTTTCACACCACGCTTAAACCCATCAATCTCAACCACAGGTTCAGGCTCAACCTCAACCACAGGTTCAGGCTCAACCTCTGGTTCAGGTTCACCCTCAAGCAAACCAGCAGGGATCACCCACAGCTTGCACAAACCAGCCGCAGCGATCTCACCGCTCACAACCTCACACATGCCTTCCATGAAGAACACACAGTTACCACAAGCAATGCCATCACCCGCACGCTCAGACTCCGCCTCATAGCCGCAGCCATCAGCACCAGCAGTCTGATCGTACTGGCCGAACACCTCAACAATCGACTCAGTACTTTCGTACTGCGCCTTCTGGCGTGGGCTCAACGGATACATTTCCAGATCAATCATTCGTGTGCTCCTGTCAGCTTCAGATGCATACAATGCTGCAATCTGATCAACTGCTTCTGCTCTGCTGCCATGGCAGCCTGCTAATGAATTGTCATCATCTTTGCGAACACCCCACGGTTCAGAAACAGAACAGCCCGCATCTTCTTCCACCACATGCCAAGGCATCAGGCAATCACCTGGTCAACAGGCAAAGGCTGATCCTCTGCAGTGAGCGGTGGAAGATCCTCATACGCTCTGGCCTCGTCAACTGTGAGGAAACCAGAACCGATACCAACAGCATGCGCCGCATATCTCGTACTGAGATCGGAGCGCAACAGCCCGTCAACATTAAACTTCACACGCTGCGCCCTTGGCACCAGCGTTGAAAGCGCATCTTCAATCGGGATCAGGTACGGCATCAGACCAAAGGACAACCAGTCCGCTGCACGCTGCTCACGGTTCGCATAAGTAACCGAGCTGCCAGATGTGGCGGCACCGACAAGCTCAGGCGGTATGCCGTAGATGCGTGCGATCTGCTCAACCGTAAACCGTTGCGAATCCAAAAATTGTGACTCGTCAGGGCTGATCTGCACACGCTCATACTTGAGCCCACTGCCCATAATGGCGGGTTCACGGTTGCCCTGTGTCGCATTGATGAACGCACCCTTGATGCCCTGTGCCTGCTCAGGAGTCAACTCAGAGTCCGAATAGATGATGGCGTTAGGGTTGCCACCACTGTTGAAGAACTGCGCACCGAACTGCTCAGCGCTGATGCCTGAACCGATAGCTTGTTTTGCACTGTTGATCGGGCTCATGCCCATCGGCATACCTGGCATTACAAACATTGGCATGTGCCACAGCGGTCCGTTAGGCCAACGGTTGATCCGCTTCTCATTAATCTGTGTGGTCCACTCGCCATCAACATGCCGCCACTGAACGGTGGCCGGGTCGAGGATCTCTACTGTGACAGGGAACCCGTTTACGCCTGTTTCGGTCACCAAGCCGTAGGCGTTGCCATCGAGTAGCAGTGACGACCACAGCTGGTACAGCCATGTGGTGATGTTGACGTTTGGTGCTGGCGCACGGAACAGCGAACTCGCCGGCAACTGTGTACGACCGCCAGGACCATCACGGTACTGGTCCAAAGGCAGAGTCGAACCCACACCCGCCAACAACCGCACGCAAGCCCACACTGCAGCCAAACGCATCGCACTATTGGCATCAACGATTGGTGCACCAGTCCGCATACGCATCTGATTCACCGCAGCGATAATCGAATCAGGTGTGATCGCACGCTGCTCACGTTTAAAGAAACCCATCAGGCACCGTCAATCAGAAAGCCCACAACGAACATGGCAACCCCAGCAACCCCGAGGGCCAGCACTGGTGAGAACAAAAACACTGCAGCAACAACAGTCATAATCCCAGCAATCTCCAGAACGGTGGCAAGAGCATCTTTAAACATTGGCACCGCCCTTTCTAGTAAGCGAACACCTGCGGGCTAACAACAGCAGCCACAGGCAACAAAGCTCGAGCAATCGTCACAGCAACCAGCGGTGAAATCGGCACAACCGAAGAACGCAGATCCCACGCCCACGCATCACCCAACTGGCGTTCCGCAGCATCCGCTGCAGCAACATCCAACGGGCCCTGATTATCAGGCCGACTCAAACGACCCTCAATCACATCAGCAAAAAACCCGCCGCACGCCTGCTTGTAATCAACCGTGTTCACCTGATGCAACAAATCGGCGCTGATACCAGCATCACGAAACGCAGCCAACACAGGACCAACAGCAGCGCCCGTCGGGCCCGCACCATTACAACCAACAGCAGTCGGCTCCCAACGCTCAACCAGCTCAACCAACCGTGCAGCCAACCAGCCCGTACCCTCACGATGCTCAATAACCTCAACATACGGTGCACTAATCGAACCAGCAGCAACAGCAACACTCGCATACTCGCCACCACGAGACACATCAAAACTGATCGTGATCTCACCCACACCTAACACCGGTGGCCGGTTCGTCAAAGTACGAGCCCACGCCAACTCAGGAATCTTCGCAGCCTTAGCATCCACAGAAGGCAACGGATCAGGAACACCCAAACGCTCACGAGCAAACTCATTAGAAAGCTCACCCAAAGCATCAAGCTCCGAACGCACAAACTCCTCAGAAATCCTGATACCCAAAGCAGGGTTCGCCCTATACCAAGCATCAACATCGCCAACGTCAACACCATCAGGGTTAGCCCACTCAGCAAAAAACATTCGCCCAGAATTATCCGAACGCCCACGCTCAACAATCTGATGCAACACACGAGACGAACTCATCGGCGCAGAAGACGTATACCACAACTGCGGATTAGGACGGGCCGACAACGTAGGCAACAACGCACCCATCATCTGCGGAGTCAAAGCAAAAGCCTCATCCAAATACACAACATCACCAGAAAGGCCACGACCAGAACTCGAAGACCTAGCCAAAAAGCGCAACCGCTCACCAGTCTTCAACTCAATAGCCTGCTCACCAGCACCATGCCTGATCTTAGAAACCCTCGAATCAAAATCAGGGTTAGCTTCGATCAGATTCTTGATACGCAAAAAATGTTCATACCCAGTCTTAAACTCGTGAGCAGTATGAACCTGCAAACGCTCATGCAACAAAAACAGGCCCGCAAGCTGCCGTGCCTCAAGGATCGAACCCTTGCCGTTCTGCCTACTAACAACAATCGCAACCTCAAACGCAGACCACAAAAAATCGTCAGTCTCAGCTAACGACTCCGCAAGACACCACTGCTGCCAAGGATCAAGCTGCAAACCAGCAAGCTCAGCAAGCGCAACAGCATCAACTCCCGCTGTGCCTCCTCGGGGCTCTGGCAGATGGCAACTGCTCGGAACCTGGCACCCGACTCTTACGTTTTGCGTCAAGGTCATCAAGCGTCGAAACCTCCACACCATCAGGGATCTCATCAAGTTCCAAAAGCACCGCAGAAAGCCTGCCAGCAATCTGAGCCACAACAGAAGGTGCGGCATCATCCATATCCTGCGCAAGTTTCTCACGCATAGCAATCAACGTTGCGTGACGGTCGCCAGTTGACGCAGCTTCAGCTATAGATCCCATACAAAACCACCGTTCTCAACGCAAATCCCGTCCCCCCGGTCATTCATAACTGTATATGAGAAAGAATCGGGGTCATGCTGCAAATTTTTGAATTTTTAAAAAAATGAATTTCAAAATTTCAAAATCAAATTCAAAATTTCAATCACCAATTGCGAGTGGGTTTGAATGCTCGTCGGAGGTTGTTGCCGTAGG